CGTTCGTGGGTTGCCATATCCGGTGATGGGAATGGGTTCGCCGCTGAGCCTCGCCCGCGCCAATGGCGGGGGGGGCATCATCACGTCCATCTTTGCCGATGGCACGGATGGGTTCTATTTCGACTTCAGCCAGACGGATCGGACGTTTCAGAACACAACGGGGACGCTTGCGGATGATGCCGGCGAGAATATCGGACTTTCCCTCGAACAGCATACATGGAGTGGCCGGACACTTGCCGAACTTCGGGCCTCGCAGACATTGCTGCTTGACGAGCCATTTGATGTTGGCACCGGATGGACCGTTGTCATTGCAGGCGGCACCGTAACAGGCGGGCAGCTAGTCGCTGATGGAAGCCTAACGACTCGTTGGTACAAGGATATTACCGGGCTCGTCGCCGGGTGGTACGAGATTACTGGTGATACGACTGGGTCCGGTCGGCAAATTATCTGCTACGATGGCGCCGCCTTCACCACAAATATCGGCAGCACTCCCGCCAACACCATCGGCGGGCGTGCCTTCGTCAAGCTCACAAACACCTCGACAATCCGGGTCTATCTCTACTCCGGCAGTGCCAACGCCGGGTACTGGGACAACATAACTTTGAGGGCGATCCCCGGCAATCACGGTCTGCAAGCCTCTACCTCATTCCAGCCCAAGTGGCAGACTGGTGGTCTCGCTCGGTTCGATGGGCTGGACGATAACCTGCTGACGACGCTGAATCCCGCCGCATCGTTCTCAATGGCGTTCAAGGGTAAGGTCACATCAGCCTCCAAGGTCGTGATGGGGTCGCGGTCGACGACCGACACGCGCGTGCTGATCGGCACAGATGCATCAGGGCTTCTTGCCGGCGGCGTTGGCGCTGACAGCACATCGACAATCAAGGGCGGGTCGGACATCCGCGGGACGACTGGGGTTGGCGCTCTCGTCTTCGATGCCTCTACCGTCACGCTCTACTGGAATGGGGCGTCAATCTACAGCGGTGCGCTGAATGGCTCGCCTAACACGACCATCGCTCTCAGGCTCGGGGCGTTCAATGACAATGGCACAGGCGGAAGTTTTGCCGACGCCGATGTCTACCACGCCCTCGCCATCAAGAAGGCGCTCACCGCAGGGCAGATCGCCGCCATCACCAACAAGTGGGGAACCTCATGACCGTTAACATCATCGCGATTGGCAAGCTCGCCGCCGTCACGAACATCAATCTGGTGCTCGAGGCGATGGGACGCGGCCCCGGCAGTCTCAGCCGTCCGGCGACCAGCACGCCGAACCCGACCTGGGAGACGGCGCCGACGCATCGCTACATGTCCGACCAGGGCGTCACGGTGGAGTTTGCCAACATCCTCCACGGCTTTGCCAATGGCGATCTGCCGCCGCTTCCCGAGGGCGTCGTCTGGGGTGAGGATGGCATTATCAGCGCCGCCGACGCACTCGCTGCAATCTCCGTCGATAACTTCGCCTTTGCCAGCTTCAACGAGGCATTCACGCCCGGCGAGCAGCGGGACGCTGCGCTCGATGCGCTCGGGCTGTTCGTCGTTCCCGATCCGCCGCTCTGACCCCCACACCCTAAACGCTTTCGGGGGTAATAGATGGGGCCGTTTACGGAGGCGTAGGCAGCTCACACTTCGGGTGTAACGGCGAATTGCGGCGTCTTAGCGCCCTCAACTGAATTGCAATAAGCGCGATTGCGGTTTGCGTCGCCGGCGTGCTAGATTGCCGACATGGGCGCAGCATCCAAACCACCGAAATGTCGCATCTGTGACGCCGAACATTGGGGCCTTTGCTCCGATCATGAGGCGCGCGGATATCTGTCGACGAAAGCGGCGCCTGCCACTGTTCCGGTGCCGTCGGCTCGAGTCGCGGCGCCGCTCACGAAAGAGGCGTCGAATGATCGCAAAAAACCTGGCCATGTTTCCGCCAAGGCCAAACCCGCCACGGTCAAAAAAGCGGCTCGAGCTCGCCGGCGGCCTGAGGATAACGGCTGACCAGATCGGCGGCCGTATCCTCGATGCGCATCCTGGCGTCGCGGCTGACCTTGTCGAGCAAGCTGCGCGCGTCGTGTGGGCGTCCGTCGCCGTCGGGCGGCAAGTGGAGGTCACGCGCTATCATCTGCCGCCGATCGTCGTCGGCGTTCTCGAAAATGCAAGGGTAATCCAATGAGCCCGTCAATGCCGCCTTCAGTTTTGCCATTGCTCGAGTGGTTTGCGCGCGGGCCCGTCGACGAATATCCCGGCTTGCGCTCTGACGCGTCGGTCGCCGATGGGCTGGGCTTCATCCTCATCAATGATCTTGCGCGCGACGACGGACCGAAAGGGCGCTTCGCGCTGACAGGGCGCGGCGTGGCGTTCTTGCGGATATTGTTGGCGACGCCGTTGCCGGTACAGGCATGGATTGATCCGCGCGACGATGTGCCGAGGCAGATCATCATTCGCGACGCATTTACGCCTGGGCCGCGCGACCGCTTTGTGATGGAGCTAAGAAGTCGTCCCGAGGATATATTCGCGGGAAGCGATTCCACGCTGACGTCATTTGATACCGAAAAGGCAGACAAAGCCGAAGATGAAACGCCTGCCGACGACGACGCGGGCAACATCGATCCGGCCATCCTCGAGGCGGCCCGGCGCCAAGTTCTCAACCCCGATGCGTGGGAACGGCATTCGCTGCCGGTCGATGGCGATTTCACGCCTTGGAAGTCGAAAACGCCGGCGCCTCCGCATGGCATCGGGCACGGCACATTTGTCGACGCGTTCCTGCTCGATGGCACGGTACTCCATCAATATGCGGCGTCGATCAACTGGAAAACCCGCGGCAAGCGGCACGACGTCATCGGCTATCGCGTCGCCGAAGATCCGAACGCGCCGAAAACGCCGCTCGCAGATCGGGGGTAACGATGGCGCTGCAGGCGGCCGAGATATTGCTGCGCGACGAAAAATGGGGGTCGCGGCTGCGAGAATATTCGCAGTGGCTTACCGAAACCTTTATGCTTTCGCGGCGCGATATTTTCCTAAGCAACGTCATCGGCAAGGTGACGTTTCAACTGCTGGCATCACCTATCACAGACGACATGGTGCAGATGCTCGAGGATATTGCCGCGGACGGATGGCGCCGGTGAGCTCGCGTCACGAGGACGTACTGGATCGCAACGCGGCCTATGCCGAACGGCGCCTGCTCGAGCGCATCGCCGCGGCCGGCGGAGTCGAGGAAGATAACAACGGCACGATGTACTGGCCGAAGCGCCTCGAGGTCACTAGCTGGGAACGGCGCATGATCGAACGCCTGCGCAGCGTCGGAAAGCTCATCACGGCTTATTCAAGCGCATTCGACGGCCTGCGCATCACACCGGCGCCGATTGGACCGTCGGCGCCACCGGAAAAGCCTGTTGTCGCACCTGGCGGCTATGAAGCCTCGCCCGCCGTCCTGGCGCTGCGCGAACGCCGCAAAGCATTGGGTCGATAATCACCATGTCCAAAGCTCTCGCCGTCACATCGTCGCCAAAGCTCGAGCGTCTGACGCTGCAGCAAGAGGCGTTCGTCATGGCATACCTGCGCACGGGCAGCGCGACCGCGGCCTATCGCGAGTCCTATGACGTCGGCGAAAAAACCCAAGCGCGTACGGTGTGGGTGCTCGCCTCGAGGCTCATGGCCAAGGCGAAGGTGAGGCTATGGATCGAGCATCTGCGCTCGCAGGCGCGGGCCGACAACATGAATTCGATCCTGCTCGAGTTTGACCAGAACCGAAACGGGGCGATCGATGATCGAAATTGGTCGGCCGCAAACGGCGCGACGCGCGGCAAGGCGCAAGTGCTGGGCCTGATCCCGCGTGATCGCGAGGCTGGCCTGCAATACGGGGTGACGATCAACATCCTGATCGTCGCGGAAGATGAGGCGGTGTTTTGAAATGATGATACCGGCGATGAAGGGCCTGCTGCTGGCGACTGCAATCATGTGGATCGTGCTGATTGGCCGACCGCTGCCGCGGCGCGGCGATGGCTGGTCGCGCGATGTGGCCATCCTCTATCGGGTGGCGATCGGCATCATGCTCTCGCTGATCGCCTGGCTGATTTATTTCATGGTGACGTGAGTGATCGATGGCGAGGCGGAAGCCCCGGCGCGGCGCGCCTCCTATTACGATCTGAACGATAAGCAAAAGGAAGGCGTGCGCGTCATCGGATCTGACGCGTCGCATATCCTGCTCTATGGCGGGTCGCGCTGCGTGGCGGGAGACACGGTGCTTGATGGGCACACGCGCACAATCGCGGAGTTAGCGAGCGACGGGCTCCCGGTGCGCGTTCGCACGTCTCACGGGTATCAGATTGCCGAGGCGCCATTTATGAAAGGCGAGGCCGAACTCTTGCGCTTTGACCTCGCTGGAGGGCGGTCGGTTACGGTGACGCCAGATCATCGATTTTGGGATGGTCGGCAGTGGAAGAAGGCGAGCGACTTTTACGTTGGCGCCGCCCTCGCGGTGCGCACATCGCGGCAAACCCGGATGCGCTCCAATTTGGCCGCTGACCTTTTAGGGTTTGGCCGAGGTGTTCGCCGTTTGTGGCAAAAAGCTCAAGATTGGAAGGATCGTTATTGCGAGGGTTCCCGTCGATATGGTGCACGACTTCGGTTGGCAGCAGCGGGCGCCCCAATTTTTGATGCATGCGAATGCGATGCTGCAGAGCATAGCCACGCGGGTCTCCCCGGCGGCGTTGACGAACGAGGTATCCAAACGGGCCATCAATCTCGACGCGCTCAAGCACATAGCCATGCTTATCTGAGGTCGTCCCTCCCCGCCATGACGGATGGCGCGACGGGTCTGCGTCGTTTCGGACGATTGCCAGGTTCCGGCGGCGAGCGAATTTTCGAACAGTTTCCGGGAAGACACCGACCGTCTCGGCGATTTGGATGGACGTCATCCCTTGGGCGATCATTGCCTCGATCAGAGGATATCTGGATTTCCCAATTCGTCCAGATTGACTCGTCTGCATGCGACACCCCTGCGCCCGGCGGCTATGATCTGTCGACGGTAGTAAAAATTACGCGAGCCGCCAAGCAGCCTTTTTTCACGCTCCATGTGCCGGGCTGCGAGCATTATTTCGCCAATGGGATTTTGCACCACAATTCCGGCAAGACGTTCCTCGGCGTGCGCACGACGATCCTGCGCGCCGCGAAATTCAAACACGACGCGCTGATGGCGCGCTTTCGCCTATCTCACCTGAAAGCAACGCTGCTCGCCCAAACCTGGCCGAACGTCTGCCGGGCGTGTTTCCCCGACCTGGCGGTGCACCACAATAAGTCGGAAGGGATATTTGAATTTCCGAACGGCTCGCGCGTGTTCTATGCCGGCCTCGACGATAAGGACCGCACCGAAAAAATCCTCGGCGGCGAATTCGCCACGATCCTGCTCGATGAAGTGTCGCAGATCCCCTGGGGGTCGCGGAACATGGTGGTGACGCGCCTCGCCCAAAGGGTCGACGGCCTGCGCAACAAGGCGCTCTACTGCGAAAACCCGCCGCTGGTGACGCATTGGTCGAACAAACTTTTCATTCGCAAGACGGACCCCGATAGCGGCCGGCGCCTGGACAATCCCGGCATGTTCGCCGCGCTGCAGATGAATCCGTCGGACAACGCCGAAAACCTGTCGCCGGAATATCTGAAGGAGCTCGATGCGCTGCCGGCGCGCCTGCGCAAGCGGTTCCGCGATGGCGTGTTCGGCGACGCCGGCGAGGCCGCGCTGTTCCCGCTGGAATTGCTCGAGCAACAGACTTGGCCGGGCGATGAAATGCCGCAACTCATCAAGGTTGTGGTGTCGGTCGATCCGTCGGGCATCGCCTCGAAAGAGGATCTGAACGCCGATGAAGTGGGCATCGTCGTCGTCGGCCTGATCGGTGGCGGCCGGCATGGCGGGCACGTCATCGTGCTCGAGGATCTGACGATGCGCGGCTCGCCGATGGAGTGGGGCAAGGTCGCCGTCAACGCCTATCGGCGCTGGTCGGCCAATGCGATCGTCGCCGAAGAAAACTATGGCGGCGCGATGGTGAAGGCGGTCATCATGGGCGCGTCGCTCGATGGTGACGAAGCGCACTTGCCCGTGCACTATCGCGCCGTGCGGGCGTCACATTCCAAGGTGGTGCGAGCCGAACCGATTTCGACGCTGTTCGAACAACAACGCGCCTGGATCATGCCGGAAGTCGGCGAGAAATTGGTCGACGAATTGTCCAACTTCACCACGGCCGGATATATCGGCGACGGCTCACCGAACCGCGGCGACGCGATGGTGTGGGGTATTACTGCGCTTCACGGCAATCTGATTGCTGAGGGGCGTGCAGCTGCGCAAGGCGCCAATGTCGGCGGGGCCGGGCGATCGAGTGGGCCGACGGTCAACACGGGCCGCACGCGCTGGAAGCGCACCGGCCATCGCTGAGAGGCAAAAGCGAAATGAATGCGCGTCAATGCGGCCAGTGCGCCGCTCCTGCGACACGAGTCCTGCAGGTCATCATCCCGCCGCTGGCCGGCGGAATTCCCTATCGCTGGGCCTGGCCGATCTACGCCTGCGCAGCGCACGCCGTCACCGACGTGGATCCCGACCAGTTTTTCGTCGATGCGTGGCGCGTGGCCATGTCGGCGATGCTGACGGCGGCTGATCTGCCGGTCGGCGACTATGGCAATGCGACGTTCGCCTGGCTGACGGCAAAGGATCTGCTGCGCGACTATGGCCAGACACAAGGGCTCGCGTTGGAGGCGACACGGCAATGAGCAAGAAAGTTCTGTTTCCGCCTCGCGGTTTCATCTGCCTGACGCAATACGACACGCTCGAACCGACACCGACATATATTCGCTGCGCGGATATTTCGGCCATCACTCCGGTCAAGCTGGTGCAATACGATCGGCTGCGGCGAGCTGGCCCTGGTCCTGCGATGGGCGCGTCGATTCAGTACGGCATGGTCGTGGTGAGCGTCACCGAAACAGTCGAACAAGTGATCGAGGCAATCAAAGCGGCGTGCGGCGAATGACGACGATCCTTTACGATGTTTTCGAACAAGTGATGTACGCCGACACGCGCGCCTATGGTGGCGGGTCGGCGCCGATCGGGCAGAAAGAAAAAATCTACCGGCTGGCATCGGGCGCGCTTCTTGGCGTGTCGTCGGCCAATGTCGGACTGCCGGCGGAAATGGCGCGATGGATCGACGCCGGGGGCGATCTGTCGAATCCGCCGCGGGTCGTCGGCGACCTCAAGCTCGATGCAATCCTGGTGCTCCCCGATGGCGAGGTCTATCGCTACGGGGGCGGATCCTTCATGTCGACGGGGCCGATCAAAGCGCGCTGGCACGCGGTCGGCACGGGCGCAGAGTATGCCTTGGGCGCGGTCTATGCCGGTGTTGCGCCGATGAAGGCGATGAACGTCGCGGTCGAGCTCGATATCTGGTCGGGCAAGCCCATAGTGACAGTGGCGCTGCAACCGGATAGGAAAGCGTGAGGCAGCACCGCCCTTTCAAATTCCAGCGAGGGCACTGATGGGCAAGTGGGGTAAGAAAACAACCGGCGGCACGACGGGCGGAACGGGCACCGGCGGAACGGCGCCGGACCTCTCCACTGTCACCGGATCGGCCTATGGCCTGTCGAAAGAATTTGCCGCCGATAATCCTGTGCGGATGCCGTCGCCTTCCGACAATGCGCTGCTGGTCGCCGCGCGCATGCGCCGCGAAATTCAGGCGCGCTCTGGCCGCGAAAGTACGAACCTGGTCGGCACTCAGGTCTATGGGAATTCCTATCTCGGGTCATATGGCTGATGGCTAAGCCGGCGGTACGTCGCGACAATAACGGCGCTGAGCTTTCCAAACGCGGCAAGGGGCTGTTCGATGCGGCGTCGGGCTGGCGCTTGCTGAACCAAGAGCTCGCCGAAAACTACTTTCCCATGTCGGCCGACTTCACGAGCTCGCTGCCGCTCGGCGATGATTTCGCCCTGGATCTGATGGACTCCTACCCGGTGCAGGCGCGGCAGCAACTCGGCGACGCTGTCGAGGCGATGCTGCGCCAAGGGTCATGGTTCCGGGTGTCGTCGGGCGACGCTGAACTCGACAAGGTGCCGGCTGTCGCTCGGGCCCTCGAGCGCATGACGCAAGTCGTGTCGGCCATGATCCGGTCGCCGCGCGTGCACGCCAAGGTGGCGATGAAGCAGGCGGACCATAATTGGGTGACGTTCGGCGCCAACTGCCTCACCTGGGAAGAATCGATCGATCGCACGCGGCCGATCCTCAAGTCGCATCACCTGCGCGACGTCGCGTGGGCGGAAAATGCCGACACGGAAATCGACACGACGCATCGCAAGCTGCGCCTCACCGCTCGCCAGATCATGCAACGCGTCAATGAAGGCAAGTGGCAGGCGCCGCACCCCGACGTCGCCAAGGCGGCCGAGACGGATCCTGAGCACGTCTTTGACTTCCATCACTGCCTGATGCCGGCGGCGGATTACGAATATGTCACGCGCGGACAAAGCCGGGCGCGCTACGTGTCGATCTATTTCGACTGTGAGCACGAAATGATTATGCGGGAAGCCCCGCAACCGTGGTTCAACTATCGGATCAATCGCTGGTGGCGCCTGGGCGACTGCCAGTGGGGTTTCTCGCCGGTGGCGATCAATACGCTGCCCGACGGCCGCATGGCGCAAGCGCTGGGCGGCATGGTGCTCGAGCAAGGCGAAAAGGCGCTGGATCCGCCGATGATCGGCGCCGGTGACGTGTTCCGCAATGACATCAATCTCTGGTCGGGCGGCTTCACAATGGTCGATCTGTCCGACGGGCGGAACCTGCAGGACGTCATGACGGTCGTCGACACGGCCAAGAATATTGCGGTCGGCGAGAATATGCAGGCGCAGCTACGTTCGATGATCGCTGAGGGCTTCCTGCTGAACAAGCTGATGCTACCCAACACGAAAGAAATGACGGCATTCGAAGTCGGCTGGCGCACCGATGAATTCCGCCGGGCGGCGCTGCCGTTCTTCTCGCCGATCGAAGATGAATATCATGCGCCGGTGCTCGATGGCGCGCTGCAGATGGCGTTCCAGATCGGGGCGCTGACGCGTGACGACGTGCCGCGTGAGCTCGCCGGCCGCGACAATCAGTGGACGTTCATTTCTCCGCTGAATGAGGCGGAAGGCCAGAAGGTCGCCGCGGCGTTCCGCCAGACGGTCGCCGACGTGGCGTCGATCCTGCAAATCGATCCGACGGCGCGGAACAATGTCAATTGGACCGAGGCGCTGCAGGACGCGCTACGCGGCAATGGCGCCAAGCCGGGCTGGCTACCCACTGAGGACGAAAAGAAAGCCCTGGCGGAAGCGCAGAAGCAACTCGCCGACGCATCGACGCAGGCCGATGCGCTGCAGCGTGGCGCCCAAGTAGCGGCCGACGTGTCGAATGCGACGATGACGGCGCAGCAAGCCGGGCTCTTGAACGGCGCGGGGATGCAGGGATGAGGCGAGTTTATCGGCCGTACCGGCGACACGACGGCAAGTGGCGGATCGGCTATTCGGTCGACGGCGGCGAGCTCATCGATATCTGCGGCGCGGAAGATCCGGGCGTGGCGTTCGATCAAGCCCGGCTCATGAATGCGATGGAGCGCGACCGCCCGGCCTATTGACCGCGCGGCGAGCCTGAATATATTGCGCCCATACCCATGAAGCACGGGCAAGGTCAATCAGGGCAAAGTGCGGCGCGCGTCGCTGGGTAACGCGTCGCAAGGGTTGGCGAGCCATAGCCAGACTAAGACGGCCGGCCTCTTGATTGGGGTCGGCCGTCGGCGCATTGTGGTGGCGTTCAACATTGGAGGCCGCAAATGGCAACCTCGCACTTTCGCCTTGGGTTTCTCAGTCTCGCATCGTTCCTGATCCACACTTTCGACGCGCTGCTCTATGCGCTGTCGGCGCCAATCGTTGCTGTCGTCAATGCCGTCATCGACGCGGTCGAGCTCGCCTTCTCCCGTGATGTCGATCCGTGGGACCGGCCCGTCGACGTCGTCGCCATTCGCGCACTGGATCGCGACAAGCCGCGCAAAGCCTTCCTCGAGCGAGCGCGTGAACATTCCGCCTATCAGGGCGGCGGCTTCATGTACTCCTTCCGTAACAAGGCGCTGCTCGCCTGATCTTGCAATTCCCGGTTAAGCCGTGCGGGGGCCTGTCAGTCGAAAGACTGGCGGGCCTTCGCCTTTTCCGCGCGCCATGCTATCCGAAACGAAACGGGGCGCGTTGCAATTGACCAAGGGCATTGTCGAGCCTGCCATCCTGACGGCCGACGTCGAAGCATTTCAGGCGCTCGCGGCCGGCGTCGCCAATGAAGCGCAGCAAAGGCGCGTCGGCGATTGGCTGCTGACGGAAGCGTGCCGCTTGATGTCCGACACCTATGCCGAAGTGAAGGACGCCGGCGGTGATGAGCGCGACGTTATTTTTGCGCTAGGCCGGCGACACGTCGGCATTCTCATGCGGCAAATGCTGCTGCCGTCGACTCGAGAGAAGGCGGAAAAGTTGACGGCGCGGGTGCGGCCGGATGCGCACGAAACTCAACCCGCTCGGCGACCTGGCCTGCGAGAACGCAGGCGGGCGACGGGCACAACCTAAGAGGCAAACATGAATGGACGAATTGCGGCGTGGCTCGCGGCGCGGGCACTCCCATATTATGCACCTGAGTCTGGCGGCTCTGGCGGTGGCGATGGCGGTGGCGGCTCTGGCGGGGGCAGTGGCGATGGCGGCGGTAATTCTGGCGGTGGCGGCACCGGAAACTCGGCGCTCGGCGGGGGCACCGGCGGCACCGGAGACAATGGCAATGGCGGCGGTTCCGGCGGGGCCCCGAAAGATTTACCGGAAAACTGGCGCGAAATAATCGCCGGCGACGACATCGAATTGCTGAGCGAGCTCAAGCGGACCAAGTCTGCGGGCGACCTGGGCAAGCGGTTCAAAGACCTGCGAGCCAAGACGTCCAAGGCTTCGCTTGACGATGATCCGGCGCCGCCGAAGGACAAGGCCGACGATCTGAATGCCTGGCGCGAACGTCACGGCATTCCGCTCGAGGCGACCGGGTACAAGGTCGCCGATGAAATCAAGAGCAAGCTGTCGGACGCCGACAAACCGATCGTCGACGGGTTCCTCGGCTACATGCACGAGCGCAATGCGTCGCAGGCGGAAATCGATCGGGCGCTGGGGTTCTATACCGGGCTCGAGGAAGCATCGCGCGCCGATCAAGCTGAGGCGGATCGCCAAGGCGCGAAGTCGATCGAGGAAACCCTGCGGTCGCAGTGGGGCGGTGACTATCGGGCGAACTGGGAACTGGCCAAGCGCACGGCGAAAGAATTCGCGCCTGGCGTCGACTGGTTCGAAGCGCGCTTGCCTGACGGTCGCCTCTTGGGTTCGGTGCCGGAAGTCGTCGACGCGTTGCTGTCGGTGGGCATCGATCGGTATGGCGAGGGCGCCTATGAGTCGACGGCCGGTGGCAAGGCCATCGAAGATGAGCTCGCATCGCTCAAGAAAAAGATGGATACCGATATCAAGGCGTGGCGTCGCGACCTGCCGGCGCAAAAGCGATATCGCGAACTGCAGGAAATTGTCGCCAAGCGGAAGGAAAAAGCCGCCGGCTAAGCCGACTTGTCAAATTCGCCAAGTCGGAATAAAGAGCGGTGTAGGGCAAGGGCGCCCAAATGGTGCGAACGCAAGTCGTCGGCCGACCATCGGGAGAACGCCCAAGCCCTACGCCGCACGTCGATGCTCCGATCGCCTCTCGGCCTCCCCGCGCAAGCGGCTCCGATAGCAGGCTAGTCGGCCTCCCTGAGACTGCCGGAAATCTCACCCTTTCCCGCAACCTCTCTCTAGGGGGCTATTGTGACCGTACAGGCCGCAAAGACTATCTACCGCGAAGAATTCATCGCTGCCTATGAGCAGTCGCGTTCGCTTCTCTCCGCTGCAACGACTCCTGCGACCATGACCGAAGGCCTGACGGCCACGTTCCTCGTTGCCGGCTCGGGCGGCGCGCGTGCCGTCACGCGTGGCCAGAATGGCCAGATCCCCTACTTCACGCCGTCCAACTCGCAGGTGTCGGTGACGCTGGTCGAAAAGCACGCGCCGTTCGAACTCACCGGGTTCGATATCTTCGCGTCGCAGGGAAACCAGAAACAGATCATGCAGGACGCGTCGATGGCGGTGATCCGGCGCGATCAGGATCTCATCATCCTCGCCGAGCTCGCCAACGCGACACAGGACTATGGCTCTGGTTCGCTCGAAATCGCGACCGTCGCGATGTCGAAGGCCATCCTCGGCCAGAACTACGTCGACACGTCAAATCCCGATGACATGTTCTGGCTCATCAGTCCGGCCGCTGAGGCTTATCTGATGCAGATGCCCGAATTCACGTCGGCCGATTACGTGTCGGTCGAGCCGCTGATGGGCGGGCCGGCCCGCAACTATCGCCGGTGGATGGGCTCGAACTGGATGGTGTCGGCGCTGGTGACTGGCGTGGGCACGGCAAGCGAAGTGCTCTACAACTATCATCGCAGCGCACTCGGCTACGCGTCCAAAGTCGGCGCCCCCGAAAAGATCAATATCGGCTACGACGAAAAGCAGGACACGTCCTGGTCGCGCGCCACGATCTACCACCAGGCGAAAATCCTGCAGAATTCGGGCATCATCAAGATCGCGCACGACGGCTCGGCCGCCCTCGCGACCTAATGACGTGTCGGGCGGCCTCGAGCCGCCCTTCCGCCTTCCCGCTCACCATTCCCCGCGCTGCTGCAGGGATATTCGAAGGGGCCTCTCATGGCTTACGCAACTACCAACCCGCCCGGCCTGTGGTTCGGGGGCATGTCCTCGCAGAAGCGTGCATGGCTCTACGTCTCGGCCGACGCCAAGGCGACTGTCGACACGTCGGGCTATTTCACCAATGGCTACGACCTGGGCATGCGCGACGGCGATCTGCTGTTCGTCTATGACACGGCGAATAAGATCTGGTCGACGCATACCGTGCTGAACACGTCGGGCACCACGATCGACGTCGGCGACGGCACCAACATCGGCATTTCCACGAACACCGACTAATCGTCGGTACAATATCGCGGTGCTGCCTCGGCCGCGGTATGGGGGCGGCGCTATCACAGCAATGGTGCTTGTGGTAGCGTCGCCCTTGCCTTTTTCATAAGGAGCATGAGGCATGAAAACCCTTCCCCCAAACGCGCTGCAGTATGCCGCCGACTATGTGCGCACGATCTGGCACGTCGAAGTCGACCCCGGCATTTCGGTGAACGATCTGCTGTCACCTGGCTTTTGGGCGCACCACGCGGCGCGGCTCAAGCGCGGCGACCTGGTCGAAGTCGTGAATTCCGAACTGACGCTTGACGTGTCGCTGCGCGTGCACGACGTCGATCAAGGCATGGTGACGATGGCGGTGCGGTTCGATGCCAGCGTCGCGGCCGATGAAGGCGAGGAAGGCGAGGAAGGCGGCGAGCTCGAGGCGCCGGCGCCGGCAAACCTGCCGAAACTGCCGGATGGCTATCGCCTGCATCACAATCCGCGCGCCGCCGAACACAAGTGGCGATCGATCTGGACCGAACCAAACCCGCCGGTGACGGTGCTCGAGGGCGACACCAAGCTCGAGGTCATCGAGGCGGCAATCGCTCACCACGCCAAGGCGACCGGCGCCGCGGCCTAACCCCGAAAAGGACTGCCGAAGATGACGACAAAGCTCGAGCTCTATAACAAGGCCGGGGGTCATCTTCGGCAGGAGCGGCTTTTAGACCTTACCGACGACGTCGTGCTCAAGCGTGAGCTAGATGCCGTCTATGACGCGACGCTGGCCGGATGCCTCGAGGAAGGCCAATGGAAATGGGCGCTGCGCACGATCGAAATCAGCGCTGATCCTTCGATCGACACGTCGACATTCGGCGGCTTCGCCTATGGGTTCACGCTGCCCGCCGACTTCGTGCGCATCGGCAACATCAATACCGACCCGTTCTTTCGCGCGAATACCGAATTGACCGACTTTGAAATCGTCGGGCCCGGCAAAACGCTCTACTGCAACCTCGAGTCGTTCTTCCTCAAATATGTGTCGAACGGCGCAAGCTATGGCCTGGCGCTGGCGTCGTGGCCTGAGACATTCGCGGAAGCGGTCGGCGCTCGGCTGGGCGAAAAGATCGCGATGCGCGTGACAAAGTCGGCGGACGATCGGAAGGCATGCCTTGCGTTCGGCGATCGGTATATGCAGCAAGCCAAGATCCGCGACGCCGTCGATGAGCGCATCAAGGCAAAGCCGACCGGGCGCCTGGTGCGTGCACGTGCCGGCGGCGGGCGGCCGAAACCGAACGGGCCGATTTGGGGGTGATCTGCGATGACGCAAAAGCTATTCCATCATCTTCT